CCATTATATCCGGGAAGAGTACATTCTTCAGGCAAAACAAAAGAAAGTCTACCATCTGCATTTCATGATGACGGATAATCTTACGTTATCTCCGAAGGTGTTGGAACGATACCGCAGAGCATGGTCACATGGAAGTGTGTTCTACAAGCGTTTCATTCTTGGAAAATGGGTAGCTGCTGATGGTCTTATCTACCAGCAGTTCGCGGACCATGTAGAAGATTATCTTATTGATCAGAAGTGGTTAGATGAAAATCAAATAGCATATGCAGTGATTGGAGTCGATTTCGGTGGTACGAAGTCGGCTCATTCTTTTACCCTTACAGGATTTACAAAAGGGTATAAGCAGGTGGTTGTGTTGGATGAATATTACCGAAAGGAGCGTATCAATCCAAAGCAATTACAGGAAGACTTTATTGACTTTGTAAGAAGAGCGCAGAGTCGATACAAAGTATATGAAGCATACTGTGACAGTGCTGAACAGGCTTTGATTGCAGGCTTTGAGAGTGCGGTGATTCATGAACATATAGTGATAGAGATCAAGAATGCAATTAAAGGATCTATCAATGATCGGATCGCATTCTACAACAGTCTGATTGCCCAGCACAGGTGGAAAGTTATGCGGCATTGTACGCATATCATTGCAGCATTTGAAGAAGCGGTATATGACGAGAAAAAGAAGAGCATGGATGTCCGGCTGGATGATGGCGAAATGAACGTGGATAGTTTGGACAGTACAGAATACAGCACAGAAAACGTACAGGAAGACATTTTGTACATAGCAGCGTAGGGGGTGAGAAAGATGAGTACGACAGTAAACAGAGCAGTGAAAGCATATCTTTTAAAGCGCGAATTCAATGTTGCATCAGACGATACATACAACCATATAGATGAGTGGCTTGACTGGTATCAGAATGATGTGGAGAAATTCCATAAGTACAGTGTATACAACGGCGTAGTCATGACAAAACAGGATC